TGGAGAAGAACTTTACGGCGTAGTTGCATCAAGCACCTTGACCGTTAATATCTTGCGCCAAGGAGTTTAATCATGGCGTTGCCAACATCTCTTTCAACAGCCACAATTGTTGGCACCTATGTTGATTTAATTGGCAACCCAGTTCGCGGTTCATTAACTTTTGTTCCACAAACAATCTTAAAAGAGACAACCCAAAACATTATTATCATGCCAACTAGCATCGTTAAAACTTTAGATGCGACTGGCTCCTTTAGCATTACCTTGCCTGTTACAAGTGACACAGATGTGGCTCCACAGCCATTTATCTATGACCTTACAGAGAACTTTTCAGGCGGGCGCGAGTTTCAAATCGCACTTCCCCTCTCAGTTGCAAACACGACACAGAACCTTGCAGACCTGCTTCCAGCAGTCGATAGCGCTACCGCTGCCTCTTATGTCACTACTGACCAATATCAGGCTCTATTGACTCGCTACACCACAGCAGAGGGCATCCGTGTGATTGTGGTAGATGCAGAGGATTACGAAGCCAACGCACAGGTTTATGCCTCAGCCGCTACAGCGGCGTCTAATGAGTTGGAATCATTCACCGTCAAATCTCTTCTATTTATGGGGGTCTAAGATGGCTGAACCGTATGTACCGATAGCCGAATTAACAGCAGCGAGTGCGCTTTTAACTCAATTAGAAGATGCGACAAATGGCGCTCAAACAAATGCAAACGCTCTCAATACCGCTCAAACGACGGCGCTAACTTCAAAGAACACGGCTGAGTCGGCTCTTGCTCAAAAGTTTGAAATTCTATTTTTGGTTGGTGCTTGATGGCGCTTGGACCAAATTTAACCACAGTTCAAATTACTGGAACTTATGTTGATTATGAAGGAAATGCCATTGCTGGACAGATTCGCTTCAGCGTTTCAGAGGTTTTGCGTAACGGAACAGATGACCAAATGGTTGCACCCTCAGTTGTTGTTGTCCCTCTCGTAAGTGGTTCTTTCTCAGTTACCTTGCCAGCAACAAATGACCCTGATGTAGTGCCGAACCCTTTTACATATGCAGTTGAGGAATCTTTTGCTGGGGGTCGCTCATACACAATTAGCATCCCTTATACCAGCGCTGGCTCTTTAGATTTAGCAGACATCAGCCCGAACCCAGTTATTGATACAACCTATGTTCAGTTGATTGACCAAGGCACATTTAATGCACTTGACGCCAACATTGATACTTTAGATACTCGCATCAATCAGACAACAGATAAAATTCTTGCAGCAGGAAAGTATTGGTACATCCCTTCCCAGTTTGCTACCTACACAGCCCTTGATACGGCTTTTGCTACTTACACCGCTCTTACCGCTGCTTCTTATGAATTAGACGGTACGGACATCGCTGCCTTTACTTCTTCGGCTCAAGCCTATGCCTCAACCGCATCGACAAGTGCCACCACAGCCCTAAATAACGCATCCGCTACAATAAACCCATTGCTTCTCATCGGAGGATAACGCATGGCAACAACCTATAAGGTGCTTGGTCAGTCCAAGCCCGCAGCAACTACAGCAACAACGCTGTATACCTGCCCATCGGCAACTCAGACTGTTATTTCGAGTTTGGTCGTCACCAATCAAGGCACAAGCGGTTCTTACCGTATCGCTATCCGTCCTAACGGAGCCTCTCTTTCAGGCGAACACTATCTCGCCTATGACGCACCTCTAGCAGCAAACTCTTTTGTTTCACTCACTCTTGGTCTCACAATTGATGCCTCTGATGTTGTAACAATTTACGCATCAAGTGCTGACATGTCCTTTAACGCCTTCGGAAGCGAGATTGCATAATGGCTATTTTAACCAATGCTCAACCTGAAGTTACCGCAACAAATACAGTCACTCTTACAAATAAGACACTAACTGCTCCAACAATTTCAGACCCAACCTTTACTGGTACAACTACAAACATCAATACAACAAACCTTGTCGTAGAAGATAAGAACATTGTTATCAACGATGTTACAAGTCCATCAGATGCTAACGCTGACGGTGGCGGTATCTCACTTAACGCATCAACTACAAAAAGCCTTAATTGGGTTAATGCAACATCAGCGTGGACTTCATCAGAAGATTTCAACCTAGTAACTGGCAAGGTTTATGAAATTGCTGGAGCGACAGTATTATCCTCAACTGAAGTTCTTGGTAAAGCGGTTCCTTCAGGAACAATTGTTGGAACAAGTGATTCACAGACTTTAACTAGCAAGACATTGACTACACCAGTATTAAACGATGCTCTTCTTAAGTCTCCTGAAGAGAGAATGAACATTGTCGCAGCAGCGGCAACTGGAACTATCAACTTTGATGTCACAACATCAACTATTTGGTATTACACAACAAACGCAACAGCAAACCACACGCTTAATTTCCGTTTCAGTTCAGGTGCAACCCTAAACGATAACCTAGCAATAGGTGATGCAATTACAGTTGTATGGCTTAACACTAATGGTGCAACACCTTACTACCCAAATGTGATTCAGGTAGATGGCTCGACAATCACTCCGAAGTTTCAGAACGCAACTGCTTTTTCTGCTGGTAACGCATCTTCTATCGATGCTTACTCTTTCACTATCATTAAGACAGCATCGGCAACATTCACAGTATTGGCTTCTCAAACTAAGTTTGCATAAGGGGTAAAGAAGTAATGTCACCTATTCTTGGCGGTAGAGGCGCGGTCAATCCACGCGGTTTTGGATGGATGGGCGCTGGTAAGCCAGGCAACCCGACTATCGGAACTGCAACAAACGCTGGTTCGGGTCGTGCCTATAACAACGGCGCTGCTACAGTTACATTTACTGCTGGACCTGATAACGGTGCGCCACAAACTTTTACCGCTACTTCAAGCCCAGGTGGATTTACAGGAACAGCCTCTTCTTCTCCAGTTACCGTAACAGGTTTGCAATCGGGAGTTGCTTATACATTTACTGTAGTTGCCTCCAACTCTGTTGGTTCCTCTGATGCAACATCAGCAACTAATAGCATTACAGCAACAACTGTTCCACAGGCTCCTACTATTGGTACTGCAACCGCTGGTATCAATGGAAAATCTAGTGCCGTGTTTACAGCAGGTGCCACAGGCGGTTCTGCCATTACATCATTTACCGCTACTTCATCTCCTGGCTCATTGACAGGAACAGGCTCATCAAGTCCTATAGAAGTCTCAGGGCTTACAAACGGAACTGCTTATACATTTACAGTTACAGCAACAAACGCTAATGGAACTTCTGCTGCATCTGCTGCATCTAATTCAGTTACTCCTGTTGCTGGTTATGAATTGCTACAAACCTTTTCTAACTCAGGAACATTTACTGTCCCAGCAGGTTACACACAAATTGCAGTAGCGGGAGTAGGCTCAGGTGGTGGTAGCGGTTCTGGAACGGCTGGCGGTACTGCTGGCAGCGCTGGAGCAAGTGGAAAAACTTTCATTCTCTACGACATTTCTACTTCAGCAGGTACCAGTTACACGGTAACTATTGGAGCAGGTGGTAACGCTGCTACAAGTAACACATCTGGCAACTCAGGTTCTACAATCAGTTTTGGTAGCATCTTAACTGCTAATGGAGGTGGTCCTGGTAGTTTTGGACAGACCTCTGCCACTAATACTGTTGGAAATGTGACCTCAAATGCTGGAACCTTAATTACTGGTACTGGGGGTGCTGGTGGTGGTGGCGGTGCAGGGGCAAGCCAATTCTCATCACCTTACAATGGTTCTCCTGGAGGCAACGGCACGGCAATGAATTCAGTTACCTCAACTAACATCACACAGACAGGTGGCGGTGGCGGTGGAGGTGGCGGTGGAGGCGGAGTTTCCTTCTTCGGTGGCGGTTCAGGTGGTGGCGCTGGTGGTAGTGGCGGTAGCCCTAATGGTGGCTCAGGCGGAACAGGAACTGGCGCAAATACATTAAATTACTACGGAGATGGAAGTTCACCTGCTGCTGCTCCTGGCAATGCTGGCGGTACTGGAGGCGGTGCTGGTGGTGGTGGCGGTTCAGGAAGAAACGCTCAAGGCGGAAATGTTGGCGCTGGAGGTGCAGGTGCAATAGGAGGCAAGGGAGAAATAAAAGTTTATGGAAAACCTTAATTCTGAAGTTGATAAGACCTTCGCTCTTTTAGATGCCGATAACAAAGTAATAGTTGTTGCTTGTGTTTTAGGTAACGATGAGGAATTGCTTGCTATTCTCGCTCAAGAGTGGGGGGCAGTCCGCTGGCTTGATACAGACATTTACGGACCAACTGGCATGGGCGGGTTTTTTGATGGAGAAAAATTACATTCACACCAAGATAATCCAACCGAGGTAGAAGAATAGTTTGACTGTTGCCTCCTCTATGGATAGGGTATAAAAATCACTCTTGAGGAGGCAAATTATGAAGGACATTGTTTTTCACGCTCATACCGAATATGTAAAGAATGTTTCAGAACCTCCTATTCCAGCAATTCAAGCACTTCCTGAGTGGTATAAATCTTGGAATCCACATCTAGGAATAGAGGGTGTTGATAACCCTTTAGACAAATCACTCATTAGCGGTAAATCCTGTGCGCCGTTTTTTGATGCGATGACTGCTGGTTATTACTTAGTTTTATTTGATGATATTCATGTCAAGATAGATGATTCGGGATTTCCGCGCATAACTTGGAATGGGCAAGAGCCTGTCTTAGATACAAGACCTAGAAAAGACCAACAGTTGCCAACTCCAACTGGTTGTGACCCTACGGATTTTGTTTGGAAACTCACATTTGCTCCAAGACTCCCAAAAGGCTATAGCGCACTTATCACACACCCCTTAAATCGCAACGAACTACCTTTTGTAACTGGCTCAGGAATAATCGATTCAGATGTTTTTTACAATACGGGAAACATACCTTTTTGGATTAAAAAGGGTTTTGAAGGCTACATACCTTCAGGAACTCCTTACGCTCAGGTAATTCCAATTAAAAGAGAATCATGGAAATCCTCTGTCTCTGAAGAAACTTGTGAAAAGGGGCGATTATTTTTTATTACTCATAAATATATTCAGACCAAAAAACGAGGAGCATACAAAAAATACTTTTGGCAAAAAAAGGAATATAAATGAAGATTACTTTTACCCCGTCGCATACTGCCTTAAAAGATTATTACCCGATACCTGCCAAAAAAAATATCCCTGAGTGGTATAAAAACCTAGAGTCTTATTTGACAGGTAAAAAAATACCAAACGGGAGCGGTGGTATCACCTCTACCATTAAAAAATGTATGCCAGTTTTTGACATTATGACCGCTGGTTATTTAATTCCTTTGCATACTGACCTTTTTGTTTCTCAAAAATTTGATGCAAACTTAGGCGAAATGGCTCCTTATTATGAATGGGCAGGTTATAGCGCACTAGAATTTCATCCTTTAGTGCAAGCACCTACCCATCCCGATAAAAATGGTTTTACTTACCCAAAGTTGGTAAATCTATGGGGAATTAAAACTCCTCCAGGATATTCTGTCTTAATAACTACTCCCACGCATCGAGATTGTGCTTTTTCTATTCTTCCAGCGATAGTAGATACCGATGAATACAATGCTCCTATACATTTTCCTTTTGTCTTAAAAGATAAAACTTTTGAAGGACTAATACCTGCTGGGACACCGTTTGCTCAAATAATTCCTTTCAAAAGAGACTCTTGGGAAATGGGAATTGGAAAAGAAGAAGAAGAAAAAAAACTTAGACAAGACCACTTACGGATTACAACTCACTTTTGGGACACCTATAAAAATGTTTTTAGACAAAAGAAAGAGTTTAATTAAAATGGATAAGACATTTCATTTTTTAGCGGGTCTACCTAGAACTGGAAATACACTTTTATCCACACTCTTTAATCAAAATCCTCTAATTTATAGTTCTCCGCTTAGCCCCCTTCCCGCTTTTCTATGGGATATTTCTTCAAATTTTCAAGGTAGGGAACACTTAAATCGTAGTGATTCAAATAAAAAAAGAACTGAGAATTTTCTGTCCTCATTTACGGATAATTTTTATAGAGATGTAGACAAGCCAGTAATTATTGACAGAGAAAAAGCATGGGGTACACCAGCCAATTTAGAAATGATAAAAAAACACATAACTCCAACTCCTAAAATTATCTTTACTGTTCGGGATGTTTTAGAAATTCTTGCTTCATTTATTCAACTGGACTCTGAATTTTATGAATCTCAAGTTATTAAGGGGGATTATTATTCAACTAATTATCGTTCAAAAAATGACATGATTTGTGAGCATTTAATGTCTACAAACGGAACAATGGAAAAAGCCTTACTTTCATTGGCTCCTGCCTTTTGGGAAGAAAACAAGGGAGTATTTCATATTGTGGAGTATAAGGACTTGCTTGAAAAGCCCGAAGAAACAATGTCTAAAATATATGAATTTTTAGAAATGCCCTCTTACGAGCATGACTTTACCAACATAATTAAAACCGAAGAAGATAATGACGAAGAAATAGGCTTACCAAAAAATCTTCACAATGTTAGGAAGTCATTGTCAAAATCAACAACAAATACAGATATACTCTCTGATTACATAAAACACAAATACTCCAATATGGAGTTTTGGCGTGAAAACTCACTCATGAAGGTTAGGGGAAAAGATTGAAATTAGACAGTCCATATATGTATTTAGGTCAAGTACCCACTTCTTTAACAGAGAGTGTTCTACCTTTGCTAACAGAGGAAGATTGGTACCTTTTAGATTACAGGTCATCAATGGTACCGACTGTGGGAGAAAGTTCTTACGACTCACTTCTTATACGATTTTCTTCTAACTACAAAAAAAACACTATTGCTAATCTGCCCATATATGACAAGTATGAAACAGCAATACTTGCTTATGTAGAATGGTTAAAAACATATTATGAAGTAGAAGATTTTGTGTGTTTTTTTGCTCGCTTAGGACCTCATCATAAAATAGAAATGCACAAAGATGGTCCTATACCTTATTTAGCAGACATCCATAGAATTCATTTTCCTATTGTCACTAATGAAAATTGTTTTTACTTATTTGAGGATGGGCAGGTACATATGGCTACACACTCCGCATATGAAATCGACAACCAAAGGAAGCATGGAGTAGACAACCAGGGAGACGAAGCAAGAATCCATTTAGTTGTTAATGTCTACGGAGAGAGAAAATCTTTATGATTATTCAAATTATCGGACAAGCAGGTGCAGGTAAGACAGCCCTTGCAGTTGAACTGGCAGACCGCATCAATGGTGTTCACATCAATGCCGATAAGGTGCGAGCCGACCTCAATAAAGATTTAGGCTTTTCCCTTGAGGACAGAATCGAGAACGCTCGACGATTGGGAGCGCTGGCTCGACTACTTGATGAGCAAGGTCAAATTGTGGTCGTTGATTTCATCTGCCCAACGCAGGAAACGAGAGATGCTTTCGGTAAGCCTGATTATGTTATTTGGGTGAACCGCATTAAAGAGGGTCGCTTCGTTGATACAAACAAGATGTGGCAAGACCCCGCTGAGTTCGATATAGAAATCCTTGAAGGAATGTCTGTAAGCGAGGAAGCCGAATTAGTAATCTTCCATTGCGGGCTTTACGACTGGCGCAAACCAACAACTCTCATGCTTGGTCGTTACCAACCTTGGCATGAGGGACACCATGCGCTCTATGATGAGGCTGAGAAGCGAACCACTCAAGTAGTCCTTGGAGTTCGAAACACTTACAAGACTAGCGAGAAAGACCCGCTGACTTTTCCTGAAGTTAAGACCTTTATTGAAGCAGACCCTAAGATGAGAAATGCCATGGTGGTTAAGTTCCCAAACATTACCAATATCGTCTATGGTCGAGATGTGGGATACAAGATTGAACAGGTCAAATTAGGAGATGAGATTGAAGCAATCTCGGCTACTCAAAAGCGCAAAGAAATGGGGCTGTAAATAATGGAAACCGTTTTAGCCGTTATCGCCTCGGTAATAATTGCCGTAGTTATGGTTCATTTTGTTAGCAGGTATTTCGGAGATGTAGATGAGAGTAACTAAGTCTAGGTCATTTACTAAGTCTTTAAGTTATCGAATCTTTGGAACCCTATCCTCTTTTGCTGTGGTCTTTGCTATTACTGGAGAAGGCACTCTTTCTGCCCTTATTGCTTTTTGGGAGACTCTTGTGAAAGTTGGTATCTATTACTGGCACGAAAGAATATGGAATCGGGTTAAATGGGGTCGGGTACAATAAAACCCTGAACTAAGGAGTTACAATGGCAGGTACTACATCCAAGGGCTTACGATACCCAACCGCAGGTGATAATCCTGCTGTTCACACGGACTTTCTCAATTTGGCTACTGATGTGGATACTGAGTTAAACGACTATTTGACTACGGCTACCGCTGCTTCTACTTATGCAACTTTGACCGCTTCTGCTACAGATGACAGCGTTCGTACTATCAATTTCATGCTGGGTGGAATGTAATGACTTTTACCTACTCGGGAGACCCAACTACTAGCACCCGTAATAAGGTGCGTTTTCTCATCAATGACACAGTATCAGGCGATGCCCTGTTTTCTGATGAAGAGTTGGATTACCTTATTTCCGAGTGGGGAACAAATGTTTATGAAATCTGTCGGGCAGCGTGTGAGACTCTAGTTTCGCGCTTTAGCCGTTTAGCAGATAGCACTTCAAAGAGCGTCGGAGACATCTCCGTTTCTGAGTCCTTTACTGCAAAGAGCAAGCAATACCAAGACCTTGCCAACTCATTCCTTGACCGTAAGATGCGTAAAGCGCCTCCATCAATGAAGGCTAATGCCAACAGTTTGCTTTCAACCAATGATAGAAGTGTTCAGGATTACAACACAGATTTCTATGCTGGTGTCCACGATAACCCAAACAACATCTACGACCAGCGCGTACCTGAGTAGGAGTAATCATGGCTGATGCTATTTACTCTAAAGTCGCCGAGTTCATGACTGATACGGTTGTTTTCACACCAAGGGCATCAGTTGATAAATACAACAAACCCACCTTTGGCGCCTCCAATACAAATGTGACAGCAACAGGTCGTCTCATCTACGACACAATTAAATCCAAAGATGTACAAGGTATTGAAGTCGTAGACATTGGGCGATTTATTACAAACGGACCACAAACTACAATTACTGTTGCTCATAGAATGGTTGTCGGGGCGGACACTTTTACTATCAATGCAGTCGATAACATCGCAGATGAAAACGGAGCGCATCACACCGTCATTCGATTTGGGCGGTAGTCATGGCAAAAACCTATACATTCACCCTTGAAGGTGATGTTGAGTTGCAAGCCGTTCTACGCGCAGCCCAGTTAGAGGCTCCCAAAGCAGTTGCTATAGCAATTTATGAAGAGGCAAATGTTATTTTTGCTAAGTCCCAAGTTCTTGTCCCAGTTGATACAGGCGCCCTTCGTGGTTCAGGTGGCGTTAGCGCTATCCAAGG